TTCCACTATTGATATTTTATCACCACTATAGTTCTCAACCTCCCTTTTCCAATTTAACTTAAGGGTTGCTGGACATATAATTAGAATTTTTTTAGCATTACTTTCTAGAGCCGCGATAGTAGCACTAGTAGTTTTACCAACACCCATATCGTCAGCTAAAATATATTTGTCATTCCCCAATAATTTTTCTATAGCGATTTTTTGATGGTCGTATGGTGTTCTATGTGAGTAAGGTGAATAATCAACTACTACTTTTCTTTCTGTGTTAGGGATTAATTGATTCTTAGGAGCCCAAAAACTATGAATTTTTTGAGATTCTAATACTTTACCCCAGATATGAAAAGCTTTTGGACTTTCAGATAATATCTTTTCCACCCAAATAGACTTAGGTCTCTCCTTTAAGAAATTACCAACCATTAAACTTTCACTAAAATAATCGTCTATCTCCACCCATTTCCTAGCAACCTTAGGGGTTTTATTATGATTATTAATAACATAATCGGATTGTGACCTAGTAAGTGTCTTAGATTTATACAATTCATGACTTGATTTTAATTGTAGGATATAATTATTAGCTCCAGAATACTCTGAAAGAATTTTTTTTGCTTCTATTTCCGGTAAATTTAACTCCATATATTATTAAAATATAATATAAAACCATAACATAAACAACAAACTATTTATTATTATATGACAAAACAAAAAAAAATACCGATTACTAGAATCTCACGTTTCTTTAGTTCTGAAGATTTTGGGTTAGAACAGGATATGGGGATGGAATGGTTACATGGTGACATGAACTTTACTCTAGTTGTATTTAGAGTAGATAGTAAAAAAACAGATGTGGATGATGTGTATGGTGAAGCTGGTCCAGAAGAAATTAGATATAAAGCACCCGTTGAGTTTAATGCTTATGTAAGTATTGGTGAAGCAAAAAACACGTCCTACGGTTCTGGTTTAGTTAATCAAATGGAACCTGGAAATATGACTGTTAGTGTTTATATGAAACATTTGGAAGAATTAAACTTTGACATATCTTATGGTGATTATATTGGTTATCCAGAAACAGAAGATATTATGAGATATTATGTTGTAACTAATGATGGTAGGGTTACCTCAGATTTAGCTCACACTATAGGTGGGTATAAACCATTCTATAGAACAATAACGTGCTCATACGTGAGTCCTAACGAATTTAAAGGAATATAATGGCCCTACCAAAGAAAGTTAAAACAGATATTAATATTAGTCCTAGACAACCACAACCACATTATGATTATGGTTATGATGGGGTGACAACACCTAATAGAAGAAAAGAACTTAGTGACCTAATCACTGAGGATGGGACATACCTACCAAAATCTATTTTACACGCTGATATGGATAGGGGTATGTTAGATTTTGTAATAAAAGATTTAGACACCACAACTACCGGCAAAAAGATTCCAGTAATAGATAGGATATTGACATTACAAAGGTGGGGTGAGTTTTCACAAACTTGGAGTTTTTCCACACCAGATAAAAATGTATCATTACCTTTTATAGTGGTTGTTAGACAACCATCAGTGGTGTATGGTACCAATCCGTCTTTACAGTATACAATCCCCGATAGAAAACAATTTCATTTTGCAAAAGTACCAACTTGGGACGGGAATAGAAAGGGGGTTGACATATATAGTATACCACAACCTATACCGGTAGATATTACATATGATGTAAAAATAGTTTGTAATAGAATGAGAGAACTAAACCAGTTCAATAAAGTAGTCATGCAAAAATTCAGTTCTAAACAAGCTTACACATTTGTAAAAGGACATTACATACCTATAGTTTCAGAGTCTATAAGTGATGAAAGTGTGATAGATACCGAAGAAAGAAGATACTACCAACAAAACTACACATTCCAACTACAAGGATTTTTAATCGATGAGGATGAGTTTGAAGTTAAACCAGCAATTAGCAGGTCTTTATTATTTTTTGACACCAATACGTCTCATAAAAAAATAGGGCCAAATGGTAGTCCGTCAGACGTAAGGCAAAATGAATTTAATATATACAATAAAAATAAATTTAGAAGAAAGTTAGATTATTTAGCTTCAGAAACAACCCAAACAATTTCATACGCTTATAAAGCTCTTGTTACCTTAGTTAGGTCAGATAATGTTTCTAGTGTGAGTTATAAAATAAACGGAACAACCACACAAGGTAAAGTACAAGTAGATATTGGGGATGTTTTATTGGTTACTATAGTTAAAAGTGGAAGTGGCACATCTCAAATAGTGTTGGAGGAACTTATATACGCCTAAATTTACTCACCGTAGATGTCCTTACTCTTAACGCATTTTTCCTTTATAAGTTTTTCCAAGAATCTAGACATCACCAAACCTTTATCTTTACAATACTCTTTTAATAGTTTGTGATATTCTGGTCTTATTTTAAGGTTTTTTATCTTCATATTGGTTAAAGGTGGAAAAAAGGTAGAAAATATTCCTACTCTATATAATTATATTGGTTAATAAGTAAACTTTTGGAATTGAAATCAATATTTATCTAATAAATTATAAAATGGCTGAAAATCAAAAAGTATTCGTATCTCCCGGTGTATATACCGCAGAGAAAGATTTAACATTCGTAGCACAAAGTGTGGGCGTAACAACTTTAGGACTTGCTGGTGAAACTAAAAAAGGCCCAGCATTTGAACCTATATTTATAGATTCTTTCGATTCCTTTAGAACAAGATTTGGGGAAACTGACCCGGAGAAGTTCACAGAATCACAAATTCCTAAATATGAAACCTCGTTTATTGCTAGGTCTTATCTATCACAATCAAACCAACTATTCGTAACTAGAGTGTTGGGTTTATCAGGTTATGATGCTGGTCCATCATGGCAATTACTAACTATTGGTGAGTTGGACCCATTACATGTAGCTACTAATTCTACAGCTAATACCGCAACAGGATGGTCCCAAGACATTTACATACCACTTACAGGTGGTACAATAAACACTTCTAACATCTATACTGGATTTAGTAATAGTGTTTTCTCATCAGCGTTAAGTGGTATGAACCGAGTGATGGGTGGTAGTGGTCCTTTTAGAACAGCAAACCAAATAACAGGTGAAACAATGTATAATGGTGACGGAGGTGCTGTAGGTACTTTAGTTGGTGAGATGTCTCATTTTACTAATAATGTGTTAGATAATGACCAAGGAGCATTTAACATAACAGGAGCTACTGAATTTTATTACTATGGTTATGTACCTACAGCTTGTACTACTACAGCTTTCCCACAAATTACAGGTAATACTGGTTTACCAGTTGATGTTTATAATAGATTGGGGGTTAATTCTGATTTAGGACCAGGAGCAGATGGTGCAGGAGCAACATACCCTAACGCTATAAACAGTGCTGACTTTTCCGGTGATACAAATGACGGGTGGTTTAATAGTTTATTTGATTATGGAACTGGTGGTACTGATTGTACAAATAGTTGTTATTCTGGTGGTTCATTTGCTATGTTCGCAAGTTCAGCCTCTACAGCTACAACATATGTGGAAGGTGTTACATTACAGGGTGTGTCCGGTTCATCAGATAATCTTGCTGTTGTTGGTGATACTCACGCTATTTTAAAAGGTATTATATCACCACAAGCAACAACATATGTTACTAATATTGATGAGTATACAGGATGTACTTCAGCAACTTCTTGGTCTGAATGGTCTTTTTATGGTGCTGCAGTAGGAAATGACCAAACTGACGATGGAATCGCAAAAATTGACAATTATTATTCTTATTCTGCTGGTACTACTGGGTGGACTAACACAACCGGTGTTCAGACAGGTAATGGAGGTTCGTTAGCGTTATCAGCTTACCAACCGACAATTTATCCATTTGTGGGTGCTTTTGGTACGGGAAGTACACTATCAAGTGCTACTTTAACAAGAACAGCAGCACAATATTCAGGAGCGGTGTCCGACTATACTTTACAAAATTGTGCAGGAACATCTATCGGTGGAAGTTCTCCAGCTTATACGGCAGTACAGGTAACATTAAGTGGGTTCTCCAGTCAATCATTTATACACGGAGTAAATTCAAATGTATTTACTCAAGGAAGTACTGTTGTCCATTCGCTTTCATCTGACACGACTACAAGTGTTAACTGGTTCTCAGGAACAGGACTTTCAGCGTTTACAACATTCTATACTGGAAGTTGTTCAGCGGTAACTTATTTAGCTATGACATTAAGTGGTTGTTACTCAACTTACGACTGTGTAAGTGCGGATACGGAATACCATAATATGACAATAGCAACTTTAAGGTCCAGAGGTGAAAGTACACTCACAACTGGTGGACCAGTATATAAAATTAGTGCAAGTACAGGAGATGGGTACAAACAAGGTGGGGTAGACTTTAATTGTTCTGGAGTTTACGAAGATATAACAAGAGACCCATTTGCTAGTTTTGGGATTTCAGCTAAAACTGATGAAGGTGTGATATCTAAATTTACAACATCTTTAGATAGTTCTAATAAAAATTATATATCTAGAGTGTTAGGTAGAAAGGTATTTGATAGAGAAGCTAACGATATTCCTATTTTTGTAGAAGAAATTTACCCTAATTTATTAAAATATTTATATAGAAGACAAAAAATTAGAGGAATAAATTGTTGTCTATGTTATCGTCCAGCAGCTAGATTTAACAACACTAATAGAGTTTCTTTAGGTTGGTACATGAATCAATGGCAAACACCAGCAACACCTTATCTAGTTTCAGAGTTACGAGGTACTGAAGTTTCTAGATTATTCAGATTTGTTTCAATATCAGATGGTACTGCAGCAAATAGGGAACATAAAATATCTATAACTAACATTTCTTTTGAAAGGGTGGAGTTTGATGTGGTTGTTAGAGACTTTTACGATACAGACGCTAACCCTATAGTTTTAGAAAAATACACAAGATGTACATTAGACCCAACAGCACCAAACTTCATAGCTAGAAAAATTGGTACTTCTGACGGTGAATATGAGTTAAGGTCTACATATACAATGTTAGAATTAACTGACGCTGTTATCGAAGGGGACTTAAAAGATGCTTTACCAGCTGGATTTGAGGGGTATAAATTTAGAGAGTCTTGTACAAATACGACAAACCCTTACCCAAAATGGAAAACTAAATACTATACTCCTGGTGAGACTATTTTTGACCCATACTTTAATGGTTCTGGGGGTGCATCAAACGCTTCAATTTCTGCGGGGGATAACCTTAGAAAGAATTATTTAGGTTTTGCTAATGGAGATGGAGCAGCAATTGACTTTGATTTCTTCGAATATAAAGGATTTAAAACACCATCATCTGTGTGTACTATGACGACGGGTAGTGATTGGCCAACGTTAACACAAGGATTCCACATGGATTCTGGAGCTACTGTAGTTATAGCTGGTTCTGGTTCTTATTTAACAGAAACAGCATCTACTTTAAGTGGTAAATCTATGTTTATGGTGGGTGACGCTTCATTCCAATCAGAACCAACTTCAACAGAAGACCCATACTATAAAATACAATCTAGAAAATTCACAGTAGCACCATATGGTGGTTTCGATGGGTGGGATGAATATAGAAAAACCAGAACCAACCAAGACGGTTATAGGTTGGGTATGACAGGATACAAATATGGGGCTTGTGCAGATTCATCATATACAGACGCTAGTGGGTTAGGGTCATTCAAAAAAATATCAACTACCGACTCTAATACGGATTATGACGCATACAAACAAGCAATACGTAAGTTTGAAAACCCAGAAGCTGTAGATATTAATGTGTTCGCGACACCGGGTATAGATACTGTAAATAATTTAGCTTTAGTAAACGACACTATTGATATGATAGAGACTGAAAGAGCTGACTCACTATATATAACCACTACACCAGATTATAACTTATTTGTGAATACGACATCAGACGCTTCGAATCAAATTAGCCCAACAGAAGCTGTTAATAATATGGAAGATAGTTTTATAGATTCTAATTACACAGCAACTTATTATCCTTGGGTATTAGTTAGAGACAATAATACAAACAAACAACTTTACATCCCACCAACAGGTGAGGTTATGAGAAATTTAGCCTTAACAGATAATATAGCTTTCCCTTGGTTTGCATCAGCTGGTTATACTAGAGGTATTGTTAACGCGATAAAAGCTAGAAAGAAATTAACTTTAGATGAAAGAGACACGTTATATGTTGGTAGAATTAACCCAATTGCTACATTTAGTGATGTAGGTCCAATTATCTTTGGTAATAAGACTCTACAGGTTAAAGAATCAGCTTTGGATAGAATAAATGTAAGAAGATTATTATTACAGACTAGAAAACTAATTTCAGCAGTTGCGGTTAGATTGTTATTTGAACAAAATGATGATGTAGTAAGACAACAATTCCTAGACCTAGTTAACCCAATATTAGACTCTATAAGAAGAGATAGAGGTTTAACAGACTTTAGAGTTGTATTATCTAACGACCCCGAAGAAATCGATAGAAATGAGTTAAATGGTAAGATTTATATCAAACCAACAAGAGCACTTGAATTCATATTTATTGAATTCCTAATTACTCCGACAGGAGCTTCATTTGAAGATATATAGTAAATTATGAAATTTAAAAAAAGAGATTTATCCGAACAACTAGGTATGGCTAGAAGTAATAAAAAAACTTTCACAAAAGACGCAAAACAAAAAATAGTTGTTAGTGAAAGACAATTACAGAGGTTACTTGGTGCAATAAATGAGGCTGCAGCACCACCAAAAGGAAGTAATAATTTCGCTTGTATGGG